CATCTTTCTGGTACTTGATGTGATCCTCAATAAAGTCATACACTACCTGCAAGTCTAGCTTTGCAGCTGCACAGTACAGAACTAGCTTCAGCCCTTCTTCTTGTAGTAGCTTGGCACAGTTGTTATCAAGATGAAACTGGTAGGTGGCACTGCCATCCTCGTGTTCCTCTACTTGTTCTACTCCAATCATTCCTGCGTCAGTCATCACTCATCTCCTTTGCCGATCTTTATGAACTAAAGAACATATACCGCATCAATTCAACAGTTATAATAAGAGGCCATAAAAAGGCTACTGGTAAACCGAGAATTGCTGCGGCGGTTTGATCGCCCCCTGTTTCAAGGGCTTCTGCATACACATACGTGTACATAAAGAAAGCACCTACAAGGTAGCCCCAGAATATAATATCGGATAGTTTCATCATCCTTCTCCTTATAAGTGAGCCTTTTTACACCTTGCTCAGGGTGTCCACGGTATTGAGTGCATCACAGTTTGCCACTCCGTGTCAGAACTTCGCCGTAAGAGGCCACATACTAGTCAGGAATCTTTAGTCGGGTCTAACTCGTTTTTTATTGAGCACATCACAGTTGGTGCTTCGTGTTAGAACTTCGCCGTAAAAGGCCATATACTAGTCAGGAATCTCTAGTCGGGTCTGACTCGCCGTTAACTCAATCCTCGTATGCTCGTAATGCTTCCCACGATACAGGGTACAGGTTTTCCATCTCCTCGTCAATAGCATCTGCAACTACACGAGTCTCTGCCTGTGTGTCATCCTTGCAACGTAGGCTACACATCTTGGCAAAACTAAACACAGTACCTGACCAGTACCACTCAGTCATCATTGACTGTGGCAATACCATACGTGCTTGCTCTGGTGATACACCCTTGGCTAACAGGTAGTTGTAATTCTGCCGACAATCCTCAACCATATTACGTGCAACTGAGGGACGTATATCATTTATCTCACCCTCACTGCCCTGCTTCTTGTCTTCACTACGTCCACGCCACACATCAGGTTGATAGAACTCTGGTTCATCGTCCACATATCTACGACTGATTTCATTCCACGGCATATACTCGTGCTTCTGAAGCTGACGTGCTACAAAGATGGGTGCCTTGACGTGGAATGTAACAAACGTGTGATTGAATGGTGACTTGTGTTTATGCTTAGCTAGATACTTGATTAGCTTGGTATCACGTTCAGCTAGGACATCATCCGCATAATCACCAGATGGGTGAACTCGTTGTTCCCACGCACTCTTCTTACCAAAGCTGACACGTGCAGCATTCACTACTGATAAGTCACTACCCATATGATCAATGTATGTTACTTCCATTTACTTTTATTTACCTCACTACTTGCTATACACCAAAACCCTACAATGATTAGGGTTAGTATAGATATTGCTGTTACTATTTCACTCATGTGTTATCCTCATGTTTCTGTAGATACTCTACAGCTTTCCTAATTATATCTAGGTCATCCTTGAATGCACCAAGGCCAGTGTTGCAATGATGGCACACCCAACCTCTGAATGTTTCTGTCTCATGACAATGATCCAACACCCAGTTCTGTAATTTCTTCTGCCCCTTACGTCCTATCTGATCAATAGTACGGTTACATATAGGACAAAAATAATCATCATCAGGATATGGATGTATCTTCTTCAGATGTTTGATCAGATCAGCTTGATTTCGTGCACAACTACGACACTTACGTTTGATCTCACCCGACACCATGTGTTGAAAGTTCTCGACTGGTTGTACAACACCACAGTTGTTACACTCAAGGCCATCCTCATAATGCTGTACCGCCAGTTCAAACAATTCTAGTTGGTTCATACCTGATACCGTGCAGTTTTGTATTCCAGATCACAGTGCACAACACCGTGCCATCCAGATAGTTTATTCTTCACAACATTCAAGTGACGTTGTGTATCTTCTTCCTCTTGCCCATCCACCACAGGGTTCTTGGCAATCAATACCATAAGGTCAGCCTCTGCTGCCTTACCTGTACGTGAACCTTCCATCATGCTCTGGTTCAACAGAACCTTGCCCTCTGCATCAGCAGATAGCTGAGACATGTAGAAGATCGCACAGTTGTGTGCCTTAGCAATCTGACGGGCATAGATAGCGTTAGCTTTCAGTGCTTCGTCTGGACGTGCATAGCCACCAGTACGAGCAAACTTGTCACCCATGTCTAGGATCACAATGTCAGGCTTGTATGACTTGCATACTGACTCCACCCATGCCATGTCACGGTCACTGGCATCCTTGATCTTGATGTTGTCCTTGACCAATGCGTATATATCACGAGCACGGGCAGGGTTATCCTTTACCTCTTGCATTGTCATGCCTGTGGCGGCAGTCAAGTACCGTGCACCGACACGGTGTGATGCTTCCTCGTTACACAGGATCACACACTTGGCACCCTGATGTGCAAACCCATTCGGAGCAGCGATCAGAGAGGCGTGGAATGATGTTTTACCTGTGTTAGGACGTGCTCCTACCTCAATAAGATGACCCGCATTCACGCCCTCTACCTTACGTGTCAGAGTAGGGATGTTAAATGTCCATTGTGATTCCAAATCATTCTTTGCAAGCAAAGTTTCAATGTCAATGTCATCCCATTCAATACGTAGGTCAGGTGTGAAGTCATCTGAATAACGTTCAAGGATGTCACGTAGTGGTTCAAGGCTACCCTTTGTACCATTCACGTAATCAAATCCAAGGTTGGCTACATCCTCACCCACTACCTGTTGGAACAGCTTAGACAACACTTCTTGTGCTACGTCACTACCCATAGGTGACTCTTTCTTGATCTGCCTAAACAGAGAACTGTAAGCATTCTTCTGTGCAGTGGTGAGGGTTGGATTGTTTGACATAAACAATGCTTCAATCTCATCGGGTGTAACTGTACGTTCATAACGATCCATAGCACGGTCAATAGACTGCTTGATCTTACGTACATCTTTACTGAACAATCTGTCAGGACACTTGGCACCACGATGATCCTCGTAGAACTCCTTGTCCATCAGACTGCGTATTAATGATAATTCCATTATGTTTCTCCTAGTGTGTTTAAGTTTTCTATGTCGGTAGGATTACGATATTTCAGGTCATCTGTCAAACGTAATACTTTTACGTTGTCTACATAACCACGTAGTTCTTTGGCAAACTGTAGTGTTTTTGGTAGGGCATCGGGGTCAAGTGCAATGATAACCGTTGTGAACCGTGATAAGTACTGCTTATGTACCTCAGAGAGTGACGTACCCAACACTGCTACCCCGACATATACGCCACCCTCTGAGCATCCAGAACCGCCTGTCGCACCTACAATAGCTGCACTCACACAGTCCTCAACGACTACTGCCGTAGTACCACACCCATGCACATAAGGCAAGGGGTTTTTACCATATCTTTTCCACTTAGGTAATTTTTTTCCTAGTGCTCTGCCAGTGGCATCCACCATGATATTGTTGTGTACCACAGGAAATACGACACGATCTTCTTTTACATCATACAACAAGTCCTGTTCTACAGACCACAGTCTCCACTTGTAGCAGAAGTCAGAGATACGAATGTAACTCTTCACTATCCACTCAGGTTTCTGGAAGGGTACTGCTTCTGTTTCTTGTGCCATACTGCCTAATGACTTACGAATGTCATCACTTGTAAGATGGGTACGTGTGCCACCAGACACACGACACCCTGCCTTGTAACAATTCCATACAAGCTGACCCATATTATTGGTAGCTGTAAACGTTTTAATGCCACCACATACTGGGCAGTTAGTACGTTTAGTCTCACCATTAACTAGGTGCATATCACTTATATGTTCTTTTATATTCATCATGTATCACTTTCTGTGTTGTTCGTTTCACTCAAGCATACAGACATGTCTCTCTGTGTCAAGGCACTATTTGCACTTTCGTAAGTATGCTTCATGTATGGTTTCACAGATGCAACATGTGTATGCCCTGTCACTGCCATGATTTGGGGCAAAGGTACACCCTTATCAACCATCTGTGTTACACCAGTACGACGAATGTCCATCAGACGTAGCTCATCGGATAGCTTTGCTAGTCTCATGATATTGCGTCCAACCTTGGACAGTCTCTCCATAGCATAGGGTTGGAACCTACCATCCCGTGGTTGTGGGTGTGGTGCAACCCATTCCTGAAAACCAAAGTCAGCTTTCTGTTCTAGCAGCATAGCATTCAGGTTGTCACTGATAGGCAGGAACACCTCTGACCTACGCTTGCTCTGCTCCAACGTTAGTTGTTGCTTCTTCAAGTCAAGGTTATCCCAACGTAACATACGCATGTCACCCAATCGCTGGCACCACTCGTATGCCATGTGCACAATCAGTCCAATGTTACGGTACTGGAAGTCACTATATGCTACGTCAAGGAATTTATTCACCTCACCATGTGTCCATATAACTTTACGCTGCTTCTGCTGCTTACGTTTGATCTTGGCAAAAGGATTTTGCTCTGCGTGTTCCATCTGAATGGCGTAGTTGTACACTCTACTCGCACACGTTGCCGCATGGTTAGCAAAACTGACACCACGTTCAACCCATTTCTCATATGCTTGCTTTGCAACTTTAGGTGTAACCTCTCTGTACTTACGGCACCCAATTGTTTGGTGTACCACTGTCAAGAAGTACCTGTAGTCAACCTTGGTTGAGTCACGTAACATCTTGAAATCATTAGATAAATAATAAAAGTTGATAAGGTCAGTGACCTTGCTGCTTGGCTTTAGCTTCACAACTTTTGATTGTTCCTCACGGTATGCGTCAATGTCTCTGTTGTATTCACGTGCAATCTGTCTTGCAACTTTTGGATCGTCACCTAGTTCTTCACGTTCTACTACTCCCTCATTCACCAATGTTTGTGGTGGATTAAAACGGTATGAGATGTCACCCGAAGGTGACACTCGCTGTTGTACATATCGTGGTAAGGTTCTCATGTGTTATGCAGCCTCCAATGTAATGAACCGATCATCAGATACCCACTTGGATACCTCTTGCTCACGTGACCACATGCTGATAGCCTGTGTGTCGTTGCCTGTGTTACGTAGGTTAAACCCGTTACGTTCATCGGCATACGATGCATAGTTTGTGAACGCAGAGTACAATGCCCACTTATTGTGACCACGTGTCGCAGCCTCTTGTAAGTACAGCATGTACATTTTCTCTGCCTTACGTTCAGATGAAATCATTTCTTCCAACAGAGAACGAACGTCCACATATTTTGTGGATGTCTGCGCCCACACTTGCATCTTACCTGCCTCAGTGTAGAAGTCAGTACGAGCACGAGCAAGTTCATAGATGAAACTCTCCATAGAAAAGTTTGCAGTGTTCTTCTTACGGATTTTGTCATACTCTCCACGAATACATCCATTGGTGCAGAAGAAATCAATAGCACCGAAGTACACTTGGTTGCTGCATGAACCGTCAATACCATGTAATGATATGATACGATTACCAATCTGTGTTTGGTGCTTGTCAGTTGTGATCTCCACCTGCATGTCAGGTAGTTCAATGTCAAGCATTGACCATGCACCATTACGTGCAGTTTTCCAATTGAACTTGGCATTCATCAGTTCAGATGAAAGCAGTTCGTCAGTCACAGTGTCCATGACACCACGGTAAAAGTCACCATGTGATGCACACTTGAATGACTTACCGACGATACCAAGGTACTCGCCAGTGTCTGCATTGATGACGTATTTCTTATCGTCAACCTTAGTTGGTTCAAACTCTACGTCAAAGTCTAGGTGGGTTGGAATATCAAACGGCATAATTTATCTCCTTCAGTTGTTTGTATGGCAACTGTGCCATAGTTATATAAGTATGTCAACATCTATTTGTAAAAGATGTGTGACCCATGTGTTACTGTTTGTGTGTAGTGATTGCGCCACCACGGTCTAACATAGTTAGCATGGTAATGTGTGGCACCATCGGTGTTATCTTCATGGAACCCATACACTACGTTATGGGCTACCACCTTGGCATACAGCCAATGTACTTCTTCACGAGGTGTGTCGGACTTACCGTCACAGTACCAACTGAACTGGCACTTGTGTTTGCCACGGTGAAAGCCCTGATACACTACCTTGCAAGCATCGTCAGGGAATGCGTCATGTGCCACACGATTGAGCACAACGTGGGCAACGGCATACATACCTGCCATAGGTTCACTACGTGCCTCGTGATACACATTCAGTGCGATACATGTCAGTGCTGCTTCAAGCATCCTCAATCTCCTCTGGCTGTATGTACACAGTTTCAAAAGGGTTATCGTTGTCACAAAACGGACACACTTCTATGAAGTGTTCTCCCTCTTCAAACACACGATCACACTGTAAACAATGTACTAAATCAAGCATACGCTACCTCCCAGTTTTGGTATTCAAACCAATCAGGCACATCACGTTTAGTCCACACCATCTTGAACCTGTGTTGCTTCGTCTGATAGAACTGACGATAGCTTTGGATAGGCCACGGTCTACCTGACTTTAGGTCAGTGTGTTCACTGAAACACTCAGGGTGTGCAGTCAATTCACCTGTCGGCACGAACCTTGCACCCTCACGTAGTGCATCAATGAAACGTTCTGATGCATGTTGTCTGCCATATCTGTAGGTATACTCCAGACACATGTGGTTCCACAATCGGAAAGCATACATGTAATTGCTACGTGTCTTACCTGCCCACAGTGTGCATGGATGCTTGGCATGTGCTACACGGTACAGTTCATGCTCATCGGCATACTTTGGGTTAGCCTGACGCACCACAGTGCATAACATCTGTGCTTCTTCTAGTGGCATCTTGACCACATGCTTGTCACACAATGCTTGTGCAATCTCCTGTGGCGTATCAGCTATAATGAAACGGTTCATGGTTTCTCCTTTGGTTTAGGTATAGGGTGGTCTGACCAATCGTCACACGGGTCATCCAGTGGCATTGGCTTCTGGTCTGACGATGTTGATGTATATACGGTATGCATCATGTAAACTCTCCGCATCTGAGGTCAGTATAACTTCGTCACCTACCTCTGCATATTGCTTCAGCTTTTGTATACTGATGCGTTTATCACCACGTTTGGCACTACGATAAAACTTTACATCACCCTCTGTGCCATCGGCATATTCACCGACAACAGAGAATGCGTTTCGCATAGTACGTTCTTTTTCTGTGTCGTACCATTCTGCGGTAAAAAACTTATCGTCATAGTTCATGCCAAAGTCACTGTCCAGAAACTCTCGCACAGATTTGTTGGCGTCAATGATGCTTTTATCTAGCATCGTTTTAGTTAGTTTGATTTTAGCTTCCATGTTTACTCCTTACTGTATCATAAATGGTGCTTCATGTATGAAGTCATACTGTTTGTATTCTTCCATTTCAAATTCGCCACACTCCACAAAGTCAATCTGGTTTGCGTCTGGATGCTCGTGTTGAGCTAAACGCATGGCAAACTCTGTGGCAGTGTGCCAATCATTGATTGCGGGGTAAGTGTCATCCAACTGGATAAGACTTTCCACCCCGTCTATTTCAACTACGATTTCGTAGCCCATTATTTTCATTCAGTTCTCCTTTGTAGTACCATGCACGGTCATCATCTTTTAGAACATACGGCTTCCAATGTTCGGGATAGCCAGTGTCTTCATCCCTTTGAGGTTTGAATTTAAATGTATCACGTAGATACCACATCTTTCTTTGCAAATCACGTAGTTGTGACAGTGACACATCAAAGCCATCAGACACATCACGCAATAGATCATCAATGCAATTGTATAGGTCAAGTAGTTTCTCTACTTCTTCTCGTGTTAGTTCTTCATATAGTTCTGTTGCCATAGGTGTATCTCCTTGTATTAATTCCCTTACTTCTTCAGGTGTCATGAACGTGCTCCTTTCGCATATAGGTATGGCCTATTTCTGTGATCGCCAACGACCATGCTTGGCTGTAGTTGTAGCATAGCACGTTTGGCTGTACGTACTGGTGTCGTGTCATATACATCAACGAATGTGTCAAACTTGTATGGGTTGTATGACACAAGTGTGTAGTCCAAATAGTCTGGATGATACTCTGGATCAAAGTCATCAAAGTGTGTGATCTCACCACGAACAAAGGCATGAACATTCTTCTTGCCCTCACGCAGTACACGTTCACGCCCTGCCTTACGTACCACAAACTTAGGGTCACGAATGTGCACCTTGTCAGTGTGTAAGATTACTCTGCCAGTGGAACACTGACGGACAGACCACGTGTATCTGTGTAGGTTAAAGTAAACTTCAACTCGCATTGCTTTGCTCCTTCACATACTTCATTGCGATACGTTTGTTATGTGTGATGATGACCACACGATCATGATCATCATACACAACCCATTTACTTTTACGCCGCACCAATTGCATCCAGTTGTTTCTCCACCTTACGCAGTTGAACACGCAGCTTGCGTTGCTCTGTCAGCAACTTTGTCTTGCCAGTGTACTTGGCTTTGATGACACCTAGCTTCTTGAGCACTTGTGTACGATAGATCACACGGTTAGGCAATTCATTCAGTGCCTCTGCCACTTCAGCAATGGTCATTTCATCCCAACACTCCACCAACACTTCGTCAATCATGACGTAGTTGTATGTGAACGGCTTTGCCTTGTTCATGTGGAATGTGTGCTCTGCATACAATGCAGGGTGAGCAGATAGGACTTTAGGTGTGTATGCTGAATTTGTCATGGGGTATTCTCCTTATATTAAGATGCTAGTTTACGGTTAAGTTGTTTGTTCTTACGTGCAATCTTACGATCACGTTTCCAATCGTCACGTTTAGGTTTCTGTCCAATGTTGGACACTTTAGAAAACTTAATAAAGTTTTTCATTTCGTAACGCATTTTGTTTCTCCTTCTTACTGAGTTTGCGTTTGTTGCCCTTCTTGGGCGGCACTACCTGTGGGCTTTTGCGCTGCTGTAGCAGTGCTCTCGCCACGGGGTTGATCACCCCAGATTTGTTTGTCGATTTCATTTTGCAACTCCTGCAATGCTGTGATCAGACTAGGCAGTGTCTTGTCATATCTGATCGGGTTGTCTAGGTCACTCACATCTGCAATTTCCTGCACAGATGTGATGCCATTTGAAATGTGTTGAGCAATAGATATTTCTCTACCTAAGTAGTGAACATAAATGTTATTCATAGCATTGTGTACTTGCATGTTATTACACTCCTTGTGCTACTGTGTCAGCTTTACGTTTACTGCTACCATGTGCAGGAAACCCAATGATTGCATCACGTTGTTTTGCACACAGTTGGCATGTAGAGCATGACACATCATCACGAATTGTGGCAGGACATACGACAATCTTACGACCCTTTGGGGTCACAGTGTTAGTTGTCTGTGCCTCTGGCAATACTGTCGCCACAGGCCCAATGCCAAGGTCATACAATGCATCTGCATGTTTGACATTGTTGGCAGATAGATTGACGACAAAGCCTTTGTCATTCATACGTTTGACCACACGAGCATTATGCTTGTCAGTCAATACGGGATAGTGAGTGTAAGTGAAACCACGTTTGCCAACATTGGCATCGGCAAGTTGATCGTTGGCATCGGCATCCAAACGTTTGCCATCACCTGCAAGATCACCTGCTTGGTTGTGTCTCCACAACTGACCATCCTTGAAGGATGCCACAGTGTTGATGAATGTGTCCCATGCATCGCCACGTTCACCACTGGTCACTTTAGCCCAATGCATTGCCAATGGCCCACCATCTGCATAGCAGCCATTTTTCTTGAACTCACATTCATCAGGGCATGTAGCAGCAGATGTAGTTGTGACAGGAATAGGGCCAACCTTACGGTTACCTGATTTAGGGGTAGTGTGTACTGTGTAAGTCATTTGCTTACTCCGTAAAAGTGTCCAACGTTGGACGGTTTCATTTAGTAGCGTTCAGCTTGTTCAAGCCAACGTAGTGCTACATCTGTGGATGATGCACCAACAGACAAACATATGTCAACAGCTTTCTGTTGAACCGCTTGTTCCTCCGCAAGTTGGTATTCCAACTCACGTTGAAGATAGTCCACCATTTCAGGTGTTGGCACAATACCACGTGGTCTGATGCCATGTACATCTTTGTACAAATCACTGAAAAAATCTAAATCCATGTTAAACTCCAAGTTTATGTCTATACATGTTATATAACACTTTCACTAAAGTATCAAGTGTTTATATAACTGTAAGACAATAAGGTAGGATCATTCGGTTCTTTCCAACCACTGTCATACGACAGTGACTTTTCATTAGGCGTTTTAACATTAGCCAATACTTTGGCTATCTCAAGTTTCTGCTTTAGCAGTTCAGCTTTCGTCATTAGTATTCTCCATCACCAAACCAGATGGTGCAAAGCATCATCAGTGTGACAGGTACAAGCACTATCAGTGCTACAGGTTCAATCCATGCTCCTGCTACTGCAATGATGATCACTGTAGTGATTGCAAGTATGCCAAGCCATACGAACATCAGGATAAGGTTTCTAAAGATATTTGCGAACTCATTTTTCATAACTAAATCTCCGATTTACAGTCGAGTGTAAAGCCAGCTTACGCTGACTTCTCTTGTTTTGCAATAGCAGATATAAGGTCATCTACGATGGTTTCAAGGTCAAGGCCATTGGCCTCACACTGCTTGATGATGGTATTGACCATCACTGTACGAGTGATAGGAACAGAAACCTTTGTTTCTGAGTGTTGCACCAACTTTGTTGGTTTGTTGTCATCAGACTGTCCAACGTTGGACGGTTCAGCTTTAGCTGTAGGTTCATCTGCTTTAGCAGCCTTACGCATAGCAGCTTGTAAAGCTGTAAGGGATGTGAAGCCTTTCTTTGAGGCTTTGATGAACTCCACACACTCAGCTTGGTTCTCATAGAACCATAGAGCTTCGGCACGACGACGACGATCAATGTTGGCAATGCCATGTGTCCGAAGGACATGAGTAGGGATTTGACCACTGTCCAGAGCACTTTGTGCTTTGAGTGTGGACAGCAGCTTACCCAAACGAGTGTCAAAGCCATTGGCTTTAGTAGACTGTTTCACACTGTTCAGTGTGCTCCACATTTTGCCTAGGGCTTTGCCCTCTTTCACTAGAGCATCCAAAGTTGTTCCAACTTGGTTTGAAGCTGATTTTGCCATAATACTATCCTTTACTAACTTATGTTACATTTAAGAGAGTTTACTTATCTCTCTCACCCTAAAGGGAGAGATAATAAACTATCTATGTAACAGTATAAGTTAGTAAGTAGTAAGTGCCGAGTTTCCCGTGTGATCCTCTGCCCGTGCCGTTTCACGGGTGGTTGCAGTAATCTGTGATTACGAAACTCGTGCGCTAAACTCGTGAGGCCAAGCCCACTGCAATTCACCGTCCAATGTTGGACAGTTTTGTGATCACAAGTAAACAGCCAGTCACCCCTTATGGGGTGTGGTTAAAATGTGCATCGGCATTGCAACACACACTGTGATCACAAATCCTATGGTTTCACACAGTCTAAAGACTGGCAACTGATTCCATAACAGTTGTCGCAGTTGGCTAAGTCACTGAATTTGTTGAAGCTTCTCGTGTGTTGGTGTGACATGTGTATGTGTTTGCGTTCACCTGTGTGCATGATGTGTGTAACATGCGTCATGACGTGTGATGTGCGGGGGTAGGCGGGGGCCACGTGGGGGGTGTACGTATATGTATACACGTATCTACACAGATCAGGAAAAATGAAGTGTTAACCACATTACATATATAGTGGTTTACACAGAACATGGTTCCAAAAAACGTGGGATACATAGAACGTTTTCCCTAATATTGTAGCATAGTAAAGTTTAGGGGTTGACATGCCTCACAAAATGTGTAAAACTATAATAGTTAAAACTAAGATGACACTTTAAGTGATTACACTTTAAATGTTCACTTAGCTGTTAATATAGTTAGATATAATTATACTTAACTAATATTACACTTATATGTATCACTTTAAATGTACACTTTAAATGTAACGCCGTTAGGCGAGGAATTTGTGTATTTATTACGAAAGTTCTTGACAATGAGTAAAAAATCAGTAAAACTATATACTGACGATGTTCTTTCTGAGTTTTATACTCACGTAATGAATGGAACTGTAGATCAATTACATATCCCCCATAGTGATGTATTCTACGTGCGAGAGGCTGTGCAGAATCATTATGGCAGGAAGTTTACGTTAGAACATGTAGAGTGGGCTATGCGTATGGAAGGATGGACAGACAGTGTCGATACCAGCGAGAGTTAAAAGTACAATGGAACGTTTGGGATTGTCAGGCGTTAATAAACCTAAACGTACCCCTAAGCACCCAACTAAGTCACACGTAGTGATGGCTAAAGAGGGTGAAACATATAAACTAATTCGTTTTGGTGAGCAGGGTGCAAGCACTGCAGGTAAACCCAAAGCTGGTGAGTCTGACCGTATGAAAAAGAAACGTGCATCATTTAAAGCACGTCACAGAAAAAATATTGCTAAAGGTAAGTTGAGTGCAGCTTATTGGGCAGATAAAGTTAAATGGTAAATAGGAGTAAGTACCAATGCTAACAAAAGCACAAAGAGCTGCACGTGCGGCACGTCAAGCAGCACAGGAAGCTAAGACAGTAGTAAAGAAAGGCAGCATTGCTAAGAAGATGACTGTCAGTAAATCAGACATTGAACAAGCAAAGACAGCCAATCAACTAGACGCAATGCAACGCCGTATTGATGATATGCCAGATGGTAATCGTAAAAAGATGATGCAGAACATGTTGGATGCGCAACGTGACAAGTTTGAAAAAATGCAGTCTGATGAAGTCACTAGTCGTACATTAAAAAGTGCACGAGCTAAACCAAAAGAACAGGTTAGTTTGTCTGAAGCACCTTTTGACTATAACAAAGGTGGTATGGCCCGTAAAAAGTATAACAAAGGTGGCTATGCTAACTGTGGTGCATCTATGAAGCCTACACAGAAATCTACTAAGATGGCATACGGCGGTATGGCACGTAAGAAGTAATGCTATGTGGATAGGGATAATGCTCGTATGTTTTGATCCTATGGCATTGTCCTGTAAGATTATAGCAAAACCAGAACCTTTCTACACTGAACAAGCTTGTTTAGAAGAAGCAGAAAAGATAGCTACCAATATAAGAGCAGGGGGTGCATATGCTACACCACACTGCCATAAGATTGAAGGAAACAGTGCCTAATGACCCCAGAACAAATAACACAGATTACTGCTCTTGGTTACATTGTAGTTAATCATGGACAACATGTAGAAGACATAAACAAAAACATTGTAATGACACGCAATGAAGACGGTACATACATTACAGATGTTAAAGAGTTACAAGCCATAACACAAGAAACTAAACTAGTTCGTGCTCGTAATGAAAAGGGTCAGCTAATGGCAGATGATCCTTCTACACCTGATGTTAATGAAGCATGGACAACTAAAATAGTTAAAAAAGTAAAAGGTAAAAAGTAAGTGGTAGCTTTTAGTTATAACACAGTAACTGAAAGTGTTGCTGTTACAGCCACTGCAGGTGGGGCAAGTAGTGATGTTTTATACACTTGCCCTAATAACTATGATGCTATAGTTACTTTTCTTCACGTAAGTAATGGTGCTTCATCTACAGGTAATGTTTCTATTCAGTGGTATCATAAAGAAGATAACACGTACTATACTATAGTTGATAATAAGTCTATAGCAGGTAATGATGTATATAACATGATTACATCTGATAGGTTGCACTTACACGCAGGTGACAAGATAACTGTATTTAATGGTGGTGGTACTATGGGTGTCACAATATCTGCAGAGGAACATTACAACCCTAACAGAAAAGCATAACGGACTTGCATTATTGTCTATAGTATGTTATAACTATATATGATATAACTATCTCGTGTAGTAAAAATGCTACACTATCATATAAGGAGATAGTTATGAAAGAATGGTTTAAAAAAGTATTTGTTGCATTGATTGAAGCTCGTCAACGTGAAGCAAATGCAAAGATTGCAGCAATGCAACTTTATCGTATGTCAGATCGTGAACTAAATGATATTGGCATTGGTCGTGGAGATATTCGGAGAGTAGCTTATGAGGAAGTCCAAAACTACAAGAACAAAAAAGAAAATGTCTCGTGGTGGCAGTACCTCAACAGTAAATTCGGCGGGAAACTACACAAAACCAACCATGCGTAAAAACTTGTTCAACAAGATTAAAGCAGGTACTAAGGGTGGAAATGCAGGTCAATGGTCTGCACGTAAAGCCCAAATGTTAGCCAAGCAGTATAAAGCTGCAGGTGGTGGATATAAGAGCTAAGAGGGCAATATGGACCCAGTGACAATTATCAGTGGGGCCACTGTTGCCTTCAACGCACTTAAAAAAGGCTTTGCAATAGGCAAGGACTTACAGGATATGTCTAGCCAACTAACACAGTGGGCGGGACATATGGCTGACTTAGGTCAAGCTGAGAAACAAGTAAACAATCCCCCTTGGTGGAAATCATTAGGTGGCTCGGTTGAAGCTGAAGCAATGGAAGTGTTTGCCGCTAAACGTAAAGCAGAGCAAATGCGTAAAGAGCTAAAAGACTATATTAGTTTTACAATGGGTCCGTCTGCTTGGGATGAACTGATACGCATTGAAGCTAAGATACGTAAACAAAAAAGAGAACATGAATACCGTAAGGCTGAGTTACAAGAAGCTATTATAACTTGGACTATATCAGGGTTACTACTACTTAGTGGTATAGGCGGTATCATATTCTTTGCATGGTTAATGTCAAATGGCTAAAGCTAAATCACAACAAAGCTTAGATAAATGGACTCGACAGAAGTGGAGAACTAAAAGTGGTAAACCTTCGACGCAAGGCCCAAAAGCTACAGGAGAACGTTATCTACCTGAAGCAGCAATTAAAGCAATGTCTAGTTCGCAGTATGCAGCTAGTTCAGCAAAGAAAAGAAAAGATACTGCAGCGGGTAAACAATTTTCTCAGCAGCCTAAAGGCGCAGCTAAAACGGCTGCACGTTTTCGGAGGACGTAATGGTAGTTGACTTTGACGTAGATGGTGATGGCGTTATCACGGCAGAAGAAGTAGCAATGAAAGAACGTATGCTTGAAATAGAGCTACGTGAAGAAAAAGCTGAATCACAAAAGTTTATGGCGTGGGTAGCTATGGGCATGATGATTATCTTTACTGTATTTCTATTTACACCAATGATGTCTGATTCACGTGTTAGTGCTCTAGCAGATTTGCTAGGGTTATTTTATATTGCACAGACTGGTGTAGTTGCTGCGTACATGGGAGCTACAGCTTATATGGCAGGTAAGCCTATGGGCAACAAAGTGGCAATGAGTAAGGATATGAGATAATGTTAGCACCAAGACGTGATGCATTTCAAGGTTTAAGAAATCAAGTTGCTGGATTAGCAAGTAGAAGAGTTAATGCCCAACAACAAGTTCCTTCAGCTATGATACCTACACAGAATGCTCAAGTACAATCTCTTATGATGCCCCCAGAGCTACAACGTATACAGGCAATGGGGTTGTCTTATCAATCAAAATTACAAAATGATTCTTTTTTACAAGGCATACGACAACAACAAGAAAAACTTGGAGCCGCTATACAACAAAAGCAACAGGGCTACGTAAATTCCGTCCAACAGTTTTTTAATACTGCTCCACCAGAGTTAAGACAATTTCTTAACTCACCTCAAGTAATGCAAAACATAAATGTGGCTTATGCAAACAGTCAGCCAGAGTTTGCGCAAATGCAAGACTTGAATAGACAATACACTGAATATGTTCAAACTAACTATGGTGAAGAACAAAAAAGACTTCAGGAGTTACAACAGCAAGCAGCACCTCAGATAGAGCAGTATCAAAATCAAATGAGGCAATATCGTGGGATTATGGATCAACAAGGTGAAACTCCTAACTATATGGGTTCAGATTTTAAAAACATAAGTGCTGAAGAAGCAGGATTTAAAGCACCTACTGGACCTGCTACTCAAGGAATGGAATTTTATTATAATCCTACTACTCAACAGAAAGTAACTGTAATGAGTGGTGGATATGGAGTTCCAGAAGGATTTGTAAAAGGTAACTCTATGGGTTATCAAGATCAACCACAACCTTACAATCAAAACAACCAATCAAATTTTTCAGCACAACAGGCTTTATTTAATCAAGCTCAACAAAAAAAGAACAATTTAACACCAGAACAATTTCAAAGCGCAATGGATCGGGCCGTAAAAGAAAGTAATGTTAAAACTATTTTTGGTGTGCAACCACAAAATCCATATACATCAACAACTGCAGTAGATTCTACAGGTACTCCTATAACTGGAATACAACCAGCACAACAACAACCAACAGTTAAACCAATAGTAGACCCTATTCGTACTCCTATATTTAAACCGCCTACACCTTTAAATCCAATAAAACAAGAACCTGTTAAACCTATAGTAGACCCTAAAATAGAACCTGCACGTCCACCTATTGCTTTAGCTACCCAACCTACAATTAAACCTGAAGTCGATCCTATTGTAGAACCTGTAAGAAATAGGTATGCCCCTAGACAATACCAAAGCTTAAATACTAATGTAAAAGGACTTATGAGATAATGGCATTTAATTTATCACAACGATCATTAGATAAACTAGAAGGTGTTCACCCTGATATGGTAGCAGTTGTTAAACGTGCTATTGAACTGACAGACGTTGATTTCGGTGTGACGTATGGTGTCAGAACTTTAGCAGAGCAGGAAGAACTGTATAACTCTGGACGATCACAGACTATGAAATCCAAACATCTTATTCAAGACGATGGATATTCACATGCCGTAGACCTTGTAGCCTATTTTGGTTCTAACGTAAGTTGGGAACTTAATGTCTATGATAACATCTGCGATGCTATGGCACAGGCAGCAGAAGAACTAGAGGTGCCTATCAAATGGGGTGCGGCTTGGTCAGAGGGTGACATTCGTTACTACGATGACACTGCAGAGGACGCAATGAATGCGTACATTGACCTACGTAGATCACAAGGTCGTAGACCCTTTATTGATGCTCCACATTTTGAGATGATGTAATGCGATGGTTAGTTCTGGCCTTATTGTTATCTAGTTGTGGTTTAACTTCTTTTATTCCTAGTGGTGGAACTAATGTTGCTGCTAATACACAGTTAGGTAAAGAAAACAAACAGGCTGTAGTTACTTACGAAGAAGAAGAAACTAATAACGCAGGACGTGACATCGTTACAGAAACAAAAGAAGTAGAAGCAGGTCCAGTAGAAAAGTTACTGATTAGTAATCAAAACATTCCACCTTGGGTTATGTTCTTGTTGCTACTAGGATGGCTACTTCCTACCCCGACACAAATAGGTCAAGCATTAGCAAACTTTGTGCTTGCATTATTTAAAAGAAAGAGTTAAAATGGCACGAGCATTAACAGAAAAACAACAGAAACTACTTGCAGTTTTATTTGACGAGGCAGGTGGTGACATTAATGTTGCTAAACGAATAGCAGGATATTCGGATGCTACTTCGTCTACTGAAATCATTAACTCTTTGAAAGAAGAAATACTAGATGCTACATCTGCATACATGGCACGTAATGCTCCTAAAGCTGCAATGGCTATGGTAGGTGCTTTGTATGATCCTACAGAACTAGGTATTCGTGATAAGATGTCAGCAGCAAAAGAACTATTAGATCGTACTGGCCTAGTTAAAACAGAGAAGATGCAAGTAGAAGCTAAAGGTGGTGTAATGCTAATGCCACCAAAACAAATGGATGACGATGACTAAACCTCTGCAAAAGTGGAAGTTACCCCAACCGACAGACATAAAAGAAGACAATGAATGGGTTCCTATTCCCCGTATATCTAGGACCATTCCATTTGGCTACGAAGTAGACACCGATGATCCCGATGTACTTTTACCTATTGAGCATGAACTTGATATGCTTGAACAGGCACAAAAGTACCTTAAGCAGTATTCATATCGTGAAGTAGCTAATTGGCTAACACGAAATACAGGTAGAGATATATCTCACGTAGGATTACGGAAACGGTTGGACAATGAGCGACAACGAAAAAACAAAGCTGCAAGCTTACGCCGATGGGCAGACTATGCGAAAAAGGCAATCGCCAAAGCGGAAGAAATTGAACGCACAAGACTTGGAGCCAAAGCCGACGAGGAAGCGAACTACAGCAAAGCCAAAGCCTGAACCTGCAAAAATAGTTGAAGAGATTCCAATTGAGGAACAACACAACGTAATCTTTAAACCTAATGCAGGACCACAGACAGACTTTCTTGCTGCGGGGGAACGTGAAGTCCTATATGGCGGCAGTGCGGGTGGTGGAAAAAGTTATGCAATGTTAGCTGACCCTTTACGATATATGGGTCACCCAAACTTTTCAGGGCTACTGCTGCGTCACACAACAGAAGAACTTAGGGAACTTATATTTAAGTCACAAGAAATGTACCCTAAGATATGGCCTGGAATTAAATGGTCAGAAAGAAAGATGCAGTGGACTGCGCCATCTGGTGCGAGATTGTGGATGTCCTACCTAGACAGGGAAGATGACGTTCTGCGTTACCAAGGTCTAGCTTTTAGTTGGATAGGCTTTGACGAACTTACTCAGTGGGCCACCCCCTTCGCATGGAACTACATGAGATCACGTCTACGGTCCACTGCACCCGACTTGCCTATCTTTATGAGGGCAACTACAAACCCAGGAGGTAGGGG